CACGATCGAGGACTACATCGCGCGTCACTGCCGCAAGCCGATCCACATCGGGGACATTGAATACGATCACGAGACGCTGGAGTTCATTAAGTGGAGAGAGGACCCTCGGGGGCCGATGCGGCTGTGGATGCACCTGGAGCGTGATGGCAGGCCGGTCCTGCATGGGATCGAGATCGGGTGCGACGTATCGGCTGGCACCGGAGCGAGCAACTCCGCGATGAGTGGGATCAGGCGGGTTTCGCTTGAGAAGGTGCTCGAGTACGCGAACCCGCACATTCGCCCCGAAGCGTTCGGTCGCTACGCGGTTGCGGTCGCCAACTGGCTGGGTGGTCCCAAGGTGGTCTGGGAGCAGAACGGCCCTGGTCGTCAGTTCGGGGATGCGTTGCTCGAGGCGGGATATCGGCATGTGTATTACCGGATCGACGAGGAGAAGGTCTCGAAGCTGATGAGCGATAAGCCGGGCTGGGCGCCGACGAAGTCAAACAAGCTGGCGTTGCTTGGCGAGTACCGGCGTGCGTTGGAGTTGGAGACTTTGATCAACCCGTCCGAGCTGTCACTCAGGGACGCGCTGGAATACGTGTACATGCCGACCGGAACGATCGAGCACAGCAAGTCGCAGAACACTTACGATCCGACCGGCGCGCGGAGCAATCACGGCGACCGGGTCATCGCGGACGCGCTGGCCTGGAAGATCGCCAAGGACCGTCCGCGAGAGCGAGTGAGTATCGCGCCCAAGATCCCCGCAGGCTGCTTCCATTGGCGTCGAAAGAATGCGACGAGGGGCCGGGAACGACAAACCGCGTGGAACTGAAATGAAGTTTGACAACGAGCGAGAAACAAAACGGTTGTGGGATGCGATAGCGCACAGCCGCGAGAAGCTGCGGCCGTTTCGCGAGAACCGGCTTGACACGGTGCGGCAGTACGTCGGCAGCCATTACGGGAACAACAGCGCGGTTCAGGACGTTCCGGTCAACTACATCGAGCTGGCCGTTTCGGTGTACATGCAGCAACTGGTTGGTGCCCCACCTCGAGCGTACACGTCGACCAATGACATGAACCTCGTGCCTGTTGCGTACAACCTTAAAGCCGTGCTTGACATGACCCTCGAGAAGATCCAGCTCGAGGAGACATTGCTGCGGGTGGTTCAGGACGCGATGTTCTTTCAGGGGATCGTGAAGATCGGCATGACGGGCCGGTCCCCGATGGAACAGGGGAACTGGTGGAGCGAGTACGGGGAGCCGTTCGTTTGCTGGGTCGATCCGGACGACTGGGTTCAGGACATGACCGCCAAGACCGATGAGGCGATGGCATTCTGTGGGAATCGTTATCGCGTGCCGCTCGAGCAGGCCAGGGAGAATCCGGCATTCGACGAGAAGGTCCGGTCGCGGCTGCAACGCACGGTGAAACTGACAACCACCGATTCGGGCGACGAGAAGACTGAGACGATCGCCGGGGGCTTGGACGTTGAACAGGACGAATATGAAGATGAGGTCGAGCTGTGGGACATCTGGCTGCCTCGCGAGCGCAAGGTGGTCACCTTGTGGGCGGATCACGAGAAATCGCCGCCGCTGCGGGTCATGGACTGGAAGGGTCCGCACTACGGGCCGTATCGAATCTTCGGGTTCACCCGCGTGCCGGGCAACGCCATTTACCTGCCTCCCGTGGCGGTCTGGCAAGATCTCCACGACCTGGGGAACGCCCTCTACTTGAAGCTTGGTCGGCAAGCCCTGCGGCAGAAGTCGATCCTGCCGTATCGCGGCGGAAGCGAGGACGACGCGGAGCGGATCCGCGAGTCGGCCGATGGTGACGTCTTGAGAGTCGACGGTGAGATCCCGAAGGAAATCCGATACGGTGGACCTGATCAGGTCAACTTAGCGATGTTCCTTGGTCTTAACGAGATCTTCAATCGCCAGACCGGAAACCTGGACGTCATGGGTGGTCTGTCGACTCAAGCGGATACGGCGACCCAAGAGGAAATGCTTGGAGCTAATGCCGGTCAGCGCATCACTTACATGCGGCGGCGCCTTGTGCTGTTCGTCGATCAGGTAATGACCGACTTGGCTCATTATCTGTTCAACGATTCCAATGTGGATATCAAAACAACCAAGCCACTTGGTCGCATGGGCATGGTCAAGGTGCCGGTGCGGTGGAATTCCAAGACGCGGCAGGGCGAGGCTGCTCAGTTCAAGATTGCGATCGAGCCGTATTCCATGGTCTACCGGTCGCCTCAGTCGCAGGTCAAGCAGCTGCTCGAGGTGTGGAACCAAGTGGTGATGCCAGCGGCGCAATTGATCCCGCCTGAAAACTTGACCGGCGCCATTGAAAAGTTGTTAAAGATCATTGCCGACAAGATGAATTTGCCAGAGCTGGATCTGATCATCCCGCATCTTGTCAGTGTGGCGGGGGCGGGGCCAGGGTCTTCCGATGCACCATCGGTAACTCCTCCTGAAACTACCCGCAACTATGTTCGGCACAATATCCCCGGTGGAAGTCGGAGTCAGAAGGAGAATGCGCTGGCTCAGGCATTGCTAGGCCAGATGCCTCAAGCGAGTGAGGCTGCGGCGATAACGAGGTGACGGATGCCCACATACTGCTACAGCAGGAACGGTGAAGTAATTGAGCAGTACTATCCCATGGGGGAGGCACCACAGCGAGTACGGCTTGGTCGTCGCGTGTACGAGCGAGACTACACCGCTGAACGAGCGTTGACTCGTCCACCAGCCAACTGGCCCATGGAGAGCGATGCGCTTGGGGTTCACGAGTCGCAGATCGAGCAGGCTCGAGCCGAGAGTGTTCGGGTCGGGGTGCCGACAGATTTCACCCGAGACGGGCGTGCGATCCTCACGTCGCCTGGACACCGAAAGCGTTACGCGGAAGCGATCGGTTTCTTCGATCGCAATGCGGGGTATTCAGATCCCCTACCGAAAAGGATTGGTTGATGGCAAAGACTGCAAAGACATTGGAAGCGGCTACAGCTAATACAGCCGTGGCTGAACAGCCGAGAGAGCAGGAAATCGGAGAAGCTTGGAACGGGATACCGGTCGAGTCAACCGAGGAGTACGGCTACAAGGGTGATCCGGCAGCAGAGCCCAAGCTGCCTAAATACGATTACTCCGGTGTGGATGATCACCCCGGTCCCGAGGACGCTGCCGAGGAAAAGCCTGATCCTGAACCGGAGAAGCCGAAGGAGATCAGCCGATCCGACTGGGCGGACTATGGCTTGACGGAGGAAGAGGCTCGATCGCTGGACGAAAAGGGCGAGCTTGGCCGCGCGTTGGACCTGATCGATCGGCGGTTCGCCAAGTTGGGGTCCGAGTCAACGCCCAAGGATGCGGCTCCCAAGGCTCAAGACGCACCTTCCTACCGCACATTGGAAACCAAGTTAGACCCCGATATCTACGACGAGGGGCTGATCGGGCAGGTCAACGAAATCGTGGATTACGTGAAATCTCTCCACCAGAAACTTGAGGAGGTGACGGGATCTTCGCGTCGGCAGCGAATGGATGCATTCTTCGCTGGACTCGGAGAGGATTACGAGAGCGTTTTCGGCAAAGGCTCCCTGGATGATCTTCCCAGTCGGAGTGTGTTGCGCGAGCGGCGGCTCGAGGTCGAGAGGACTGTCGAGGCGCTTAGGGCTGGCTATGAGCGAACCGGCCAGCCGATTCCTTCAGAGAATGTCCTGATGGAACGATCAGCTCGCATGGTCGCCGGAAACGAGATGCAAGCGTTGGCTCGTAAACGAGCAGCGGAACAGGCCCGCGACGCGCAAGGCCAGTTCGTTGCCAAGCCGACGCATCGTGAAGGCAGACCGCACACAGGGCGTGAGCGCGCCGTGCAGTTTGTCGAGAACTTTTATCGACGTAAAGGGATGTAAGTCCCGTTTGCATAGGAGGCATCTAAATGCCAACTTTAACGGATCGTGAGATTGCCGATCTTGTACTCGGCACGATGAACGAATTGGGACCGCCCCGGTTCCAGCAAATCGCGCAGGAACTCCAGAACTACGAAGTGATGGGGAAGTGGTTGCGCGAAGACAAGGTCCAGGTCGACAGCGGTATCGGGATTCAGCGCACGCTGATGACCGGACTGCCCGATTCGGCAAAACACGTCGGAC